TGGAGCGACGGTGTACTACCAATGCCGCGCCTGTCGCCATCAGACCACGCTGACCAGCGGCACCTTGCTCGCCTCCACCCGATTGCCGCTGACCACGTGGTTCCAGGCGATCTACCTGCTCACCACGACCAAGACCAACATGGCAGCGCTGGAGCTCATGCGTCACCTGGGGGTGAACTACAAGGCCGCCTGGCGGCTCAAGCACAAGTGACCCGGGGCTTTATAAGTGGCACCAGAGAAGCGCGAAAAACCCCAAATTGGCCGGGATTAAACGGGACGCGCTGAAATGGTCGCGGAAAGAATGTTTCCGTGTCGGAAACTCATCGAGCGGCGGCGCGGCGGAGGAAGTCGCGGGCGGCATCCAGCACCTCGAAACGGTCGTCGTCGGACATGCCCAGGTACGGTCGCGCGGGCATCGTGACACTGGAAAGGAAGCGGCCGCGCACCCGCAGCGCCCTGCCACGCTTCGGGCGGATCACGCCGCCGAACTGATGGATTGCGGCGTACGGCGCCGAGGCGATCACCGTCGCCGAGTTGGCGTCGGACTCATAACGGACGCTGTTCAACAGGTCACCGCGCATCTTCAGCACACCAGTGGCGAAGCCGCGCTCGGCCTTCTCGGCTTTCCACTCATCCGAGATCGGCGCCCACGGGATGCCATCCGGGGATTGCTGGGTGCGGAAGCGCTGGCGCGTGCTGTCTTCCAGCACCGAGCCAATCTCCGCCATGAGTGGCTGCATGCTGCGGCCGGCCGCCTTGATCCTGTCGAACAGATGCGCGGCGGTGCGCAGGTCCACCTCGAACGATGCGCCGGCCATCACGCACCACCTGCGCCGGCGGCGCCCACGTTGTAGGCCCACTCTGGTGGCGGGTCGCCCGCGCCAGGGCCAGGTGCGCGATCCGGCCCGCTCTTGCCCAGGCGCCGAAGCATGCGCTCGCTCACCGGGCGCACATCACAGCGGCACATCCAGCCGTTGGGCGGATAGTGCGTGGCCCACCACGGGTCATCGTGCCGCAGTACCAAGCCGTCCCATGCGCGGTGTTCCTCGCGCGCGTGCGGCGTGACGGTGTTGTGCCGGTACTGCCAGTACGGCATGTGCTCGAGCGTCTCCGGCTCGACCATCTGTGCATAGCGGCCCGCCGCGTGTGAGGTGGACAGATTGGTCTGGTAGACCACCCGCGTGCGCCAAGCCCGGCGCTCGTCGCTTTCGTCACCGGTCCAGCCGGTCCAGCCGCGCTTGGCCGCGCTCTCGAGGAAGCGGGTGTGGAACTGGTCGTAGGTGACGCGACCATTGATGGCGTCATCGACCAAGGCGCGCAGATCGGCCAGCAGGTCGGCCCGCATCGCACCGGCCACGGTGAACGCGAGCGCGTGCTCGGCCTGCCACAAATCGTCCCAGCGCTGGGTAGGAAGGTTGAGCTTGCGCAGGAAGAACTCCGCCGCCGGCTGCCAGCCGCGATTGATGACGCCCATGCCGGGCGCTTCCGCGTTGACGGCCGGCCTGCCGATTTCCTCGTCCAGCAGGTCGCGGATTTCAGCGCGGCCGGCGAGCTTTTCCAGCGCCATGCCCTGGGCGATCTGGCGGGCGATCAGCGTGGTGTCGAGCGTTTCTTCCGCGCGGTCCAGCACGGCTCTGAACGCATCGAACGAGCCCGCCGTGGCCGCGCCTTCCGCCAGCACCTCCACCCACGTTTCCACCAGCGGATCGGCGGCTTTGGCCAGTATCTCCGTGCCCAGCAGCACGGCGTCTGCCGCCGGCGGCTGCTCGGCATTGCGGGCCGGCGCCACGGGTGCGGGAGGCATGAAGCCGCGCAGCGGGTCGACCATCTGGCCGATGGCGGTATCGCTCAGCAGCGGGAACGCGGCCTTGATAGTGTGCCGCGCCGCCTCCAGAGGCAGCGCCTTGCGCGCCACACGGTCGAGGATTTCCAGCAGCGAGGTGACCTGCGCGCCGTTGAGGGCTTCGGCCTGGATATCCACGCCGGTCGGGATCGGGCTGGCCTCGGGCGCCGCTTCGGGGGCGGGCGCCGGTGCGACGCCGGGGAAGACCGGTAACGCGGGCGCTGCCTGCGCCAGCACTTCCGCATCTGGCGCCGGGTCGACGATGCCCAGGCGGTCGCGCACGATGCTTTGCTCAACCCGCAAGCCCAGCGGCACCAGCTTCTGCAGCGCATCGACAAGGACCGGCGTGTTGTCCGCTTCCGGCACCTTGATCTTGAGGCGCGGCGGCTTGACGTGCGCGCCGAAGTTGAGCGCGCAGAACGGTTCCACCAAGTGCCGCTGCAGGGTGTTGGATAGCGCCTTGGCGTCATGCTCCAGCAGATCGATGCGCACATCGTTGTGGACGCGCGCCTGGCTCAACGAAGCGCCGTCGTCGGCGGTCATCGTCTGGCCGATCACGCCCTTGGAAACCTGCTTGTCCCAGAACGCCACCAGCTTGTCGAAGAAGTCGCCGGCACCGCCCACCTGCGCCGCCTGCTGGAACTCGATCTTGACCGAGTCGGGCACCGCCGCTGCTGCATCGCTGCCGAGGTTGGCGATCGCGGCAATCAGCTTGTCGATATCGCCCTGCGAGGCGTTCGGGCCGTAACGGCCTACGCGCATCGGCAGACCGAAGATATCGGCAAAGGCCATCCAGTCCTTCCACGCCCAGGACTTGCACATGTAGCTGGGCGCGGCCAGCCGGGCGAGGCCGCCACGGATGGGCAGGCCGCTGCGGATGCGGGGCTTGTGCACGATGAACTTGAACGCGGGCAGCGGCAGCCCCTCGAATGAATCGGCATCATCGAGCAGGCGCAGCTCGCGGCCGGTCACGCGGTCGAAGGTGAACCAGCGCGGGTCGCGATCTTCGTACTGCGGCATCCACTCTTTGCCGCTGCGATCCCACACCAGCTCGCTGACGGCATACGCCTTGCCCAGCGCGTCGACCTGGTGCTGGCACATCTCGCCGAACTCGGGCTGATCGACCAGCTCGCGCAGGATATCGGCGCGGCGGATATCGTCCTTGTGGTCGCTGACCGCTTCGATGGTGACGTTGAGGCCGGTGATCGCGAGCTTGCGCGTGCCCAGCACCGAGGCGTAATGCGCATCGCGCTCTTCCATTTCCTCTGCGAGGGTCAGGTACTGGTGCGCGTCGCCATTCGCGGCGGCGATGAGGATGCCGGCCAGGCGCTGCGGGGTGAGGTTGTTGGACGCGGCGCCGTGCCAAATCTGGCGAATGCCGGTGGATGCCGGCGCGCTGACTTCCTCGCTTAACACATCGAGCTGGATGGGCTGGCCGTCCGGGCCGAGGATTCGGCTAGTTGCCATTGTCGTGTCCTGCTATTGGCTTGAAGTGCCGGCCGCCCACCCCGCACTTCCACGGAAGAATTGACCGGCGCTCTTCGCGGGCTGAAAGGTGGCCGCGCGTTACCTCCCGGCCATTTATCGGGTCAACACCACAAACGACAACCGCACGCCAGCAGCTGGGGGGAACTGAACCGCTGAAGTAGAAGTAGCAGTTGATGCATAGGCGTCTGGTCATCACCAAATCCCCTCATTGTTCCGCCAGCCCGCGCCGCGTTTGATCAGGCGCTGCGTTGCGGCGTTGTGTGTGACGCGGTGGAAGTCGATGGCGCTGCTCAGGTGCAGCGAGGCGAAGTGCGCGAGCGCCAGGCTGATGGCGTAGTCGCCGTGGCGGAACAGATCCGGGTCTTTCATGTCGGCCCGGCGCACGTCGGGCACCATCATGATTCCGTCGACCAGCTCCACAGCGCGCAGGTCGTCCATGTGGTTGGCGTCGCGCGGCAGGTCGAACATGCCGTCCTCGAACGTCTGCGCCATCTTCGGCATCCACGTGCCGTACCAGCCACGGCTGAGCTTGATCTGATGCACCAACTCGCTGCCGAACTCGTCGGCGGTGGTTTCCGCCATCGCTTCGCCGTTGCCCGTGGCATCGATGGCCACGCCGCTGAAACGTGGCAACCCGCGCCACAGCGCCCATGAAATCTGCTGCTGCTGCCGGAACGGCACCTTGTGCATTTCGATAACGAAGGGCACGCGCCGTTGCAGTGTTTGCGTCAGCTCTATCGGGACGGGAATTGAGAAGTCGCGGTGCCTGGCAAAGTCGTAGCCGCCTATATGGCTGCGCAGCGGGTCGAGCGTTTCCAGCAGCGGCACAAGATGCAGCCGGATCCAATCCTCACACCACGATTCACGCTCACGGGCCGGGCGCGCGGCGAAGTCATCGTCCAGCACCAGACGCAACACAGGGCGCTCCTCGCGCATCGCGGCCTCGATCCAGATCGAGGGAATCGCAACGCCGTTGCCATCACGCGGAATGGCGTCCAGCTCCTCGCGCATGGCGGCGCGGCGTGGGCCGTAGGCAGTGCGGATGCGGGAGTACCACGCGGCCTTGCCTTCAGCGGTGGGCGCCTTGCCCTGCATCATCATCGAGCGCTCGAACAGGCCGTTGCGCACGGCGTCATCGAACGTCACCGTCAGCACCTTGGCCTCGGAGCCATAGCGCCCGGATTCGATGTCCAGGCATAGCTGGTTGAACGGGTTGCTCTTGCCATTGTGCGAGCTGATGACCTCGATGCTGCCGCCCCAGATCAGCAACGCGGTGGCGGCATCCAACACGCCTTGTACGTCGGGGTGGAACGCGGCCTCGTCGAGAATCACCACGCCCTGCAAGCCGCGAATGTTTGCGGGCCGGCTTGAAAGCGCGGTGACCTGATAGCCCGAGGAAAACCGGATGCGGTAGGCGGTGATGTTGCGCGAGTGGCCGCGCTCGTCCTGATCCTCGAACAGGAACTCCTCAATCGAAGACACGCCGGCACCCTGCGCCCGAGCGATGACGCGCGCGAACTTGGCGCAGTAGCCGATGAACTCCAGGCCCTTTTCTTTCGTGTCGCCGATGTAGAACACGTTGGAGCCGCCGGCACTCTTGCGGCTTGCCGCGACGATGGTCTTGTCCAGCGCGGTGGCGAACGTGATGCCGGTGCGTCGGCCTTTCGGGCACACCTTGATCGGTGCCTTGATGCGCACCCATTCCACCTGGTGCGCCATCAGCACACCTTCGGCCATCGGATCGAACGCCTCAGGAATCTCCCGGACGCTCGCCGGCAGCTCGTCCCATTCGACGGTGCGGGTGGTGCTCGACAGTGGCTTGAGTGCGCCGGACATCAGATCTCGCCCATCAGCACCTTGCGCCAGAACGCGACCTGGTCGGCATCCATGCCCTGCGCGCGGGCCTGTGCATCTAGCCGCTCGTTCTGCTCGTTGAGCAGCGCCTCGCGCGCCTTCCGTTCGCGCTCAAGAATCAACGACTCCTCCGTCGCCAACCGCTGCGCCTTCATCGCGCGGCCAGCCGCCAGCGACAGGTCTTTCAGCTCCTGCATGCTGACGCCTTCCTCGCCCTCGTCATCGCGCGTCTGGAGCTTCAGCGCGGCGTGCGTGACCGCCGTGGTCACGGCCTGCGCCAACAGCCGGTTGGCCTTGTCGGCGCTGCCTTCGCCCAGGCCGCCCACCAGCGCATCGGAGACGCGCTCGATCTCACGCATGCGCTCGCGCATCTGGGTGTATTCGGGCTGGTAGCGGTGCAAGCCGCTCCGGCTGAAATCCGCGTCGGGGAACTCGAGCTTGACCGTCTCGAAGATTTCGTCGAGCGTCCAGCGGTCTTCGTCGAGCAGCTCTTCAATGCGCGCCCGTGCCTCCGGCGCCAGGCGGTGAATCTTGCCCTTGCGGTTTCTGCTCATGCCGGCCGGGGGCGCGCGACGCCCGGGTACGTGATCAGACCCTCGGCGGTGTCGATGCCGGTGGCGGTGATCGATGCGATGTGGAGCGTGGGCACATCCTCCACCGGCTGCAGCACGATCAGCCCTTCGCCGGCGAGCCACCGCAGCGCGTTCATCGTGTCGGCGCGTGTGCCGGGCGTGCGGATGTGCCGCAGCCAGCTGTCGATGTTGGAGCTGTTGAGCGAGCGGCCGGCGGCGTCATTGAGGGCGCGCAGAATCGCCAGGCGGCGGTCCTCGTTCACCAGCTCGGAAAATGGCTTGTTCATCGCTTGCTGCTCTCCATCAGGTACTGCTCAATCCGCCGCACGCTGGACAGCGTCAGGCTGCTGCGCTCCTCCAGGCCGGCGGTGGTTTTGTCGATGTGGCTGAGGCGGTCCCGGATCTCGATCAGATCGTCCTGCGTCGGCAGGGATTCCACCCGCACCTCCAATGCGGACAAGCGCGATTCAACGCGCTGCTGGCGGCGTTGCAGCGTGTCCCATCGCTGGTCCCCACGGGCGCGTAGGTAGATCCAGAGATTGATTGCCACTGACAGCGCCAATGCGCCCAGGTTGGCCCAAGGCAGCCAGAGTTCATCGGACACCGCACGTCTCCCTTGCATGGGCGCAATCAGCGCACGCGGGTGTGTCGGGCAAGACCCGTAGCCGGCCGGGTTCGATCTCATCGCCGCAATCCTCACACTGCGCCGGTGTACCGGCGGCGCGTCTGGACATCGCGTTGCTATGCGCGCGCGCCTTGGCCAGCGCCATATCGCGCGACAGTTCTTCGTGCCGCTGTGCCATATCCGCTATATCCACGCCTGCACCTCAGTCCGCGCACACACCAAGCCGCGCTGCTTCCAGCGCCCGGCAATGGGCCTGTTCCACCGCTTGTTCATAGCTGGCCACCGCCTGTATCAACGCCGTCTTGCCCTGGCGGCAACGGTGGTAGATCCGTGCGGCTTCGATCCATGCCCGCATCACCGCCTCGCCCGTATCCGTTGCCGGTGTCGGTAGTACCGCCTGGCACTCCTGCCGAAGGTGGCTCGGTGGCGGGTCCGGCAACAGCGGCGGCGTCGAGAGCGTGGCCAGCGGCGGCCGCTGCCCAAAGCTGCAAGCCGAAGTCGCCAATGCGGCAAGCACGCAGCTGTGCAGCAGCAGCCGTCGCAATCTGCATGTCCAGCGCGTCGCGGTGGTCCGCGTACAGCGAGTCGAGCGCATCCACGTGCCTCCAGTGATCCAGCGAAATTGCATCCATGCGCCTGGCGGCCGTACGCATATCCTGCGCCGCATCCCGAGCGCGCCGCCGCAGTTCTTCCACCGCCTGCCGCAGCTCGGCCGCATCGGCCTGAAGCCCCACCACCTGGGCCTGCGCTGTCCTGCCCTGACGCCACTCCTGGCCGGCCCAGAAACCACCGCCCGCCGCCGCCATGGCCACCAGTGCCAGCAGGGCCGCAACGCGGCCCACCGAGGCGACTCCCAAGAGCTTCGCCACACTCATGGGCACACCGCCTCGCCCGGCCACCCGGCGCGGATATAGGCCGGCTCCAGGCGCAGCAGGATGCGGTCGACATAAGAGCGGTTCTCGCGCAGCGCCCAGCCGGCGCGCGGTGAGTGCGCATCCACATGGCCGAACCAGCGCAAGGGGTCCGCGCTGGCCGCCGCAGCGAGCGTCTTGTCACGCTGCACCCAGCCCAGCCCGCCGTTGTAGGCGCTCAAGGTGAAGGCCCACCGATCGCACAGAGTGGCGCCGCGCACGCGCTGGTGCAGCCAGTGGTCGTAACACACTGCACCCCGGATCGCCTGCCCCGCGTCCCACGGATCAAACGGCCCCAGCTCCGGGCAAACGGAGGGTAGCCACGCCGCCGTGCTCGGCGTGAACTGCGATATACCGATGGCGTACTTGCTACGTGCGTCGGGCCGCCACAGGCTTTCTTGATGCAGCTGCGCGGCGATGCGCGCGGATGGTGCGTCCAAGCCGAAGTACTCGGCAGCGGCGCGCTCCACCTGGAGGCGGTATTGCGCGCTGGAATCAGGGATGCGGATACGCTCCGCGCCGGCTGCGCCAACTGCCGGCATGGCCATGCAAAGCATCACGCCGATCAGTACGGCCATCAGGTACAGCCGGCTCATGGCAGCAGCCCGCCGACGATGATCGATGCGGACACGATCCACGCCTTGCGCTTCCACATCGTGCCCAGCGCAACGCCTTCACGCGAGTCGGCCGGCTTGCGGAAAATCCACTCGTCCACTCGGTCACCGGCCAATGCGAACAGCGCCAGCTTGGCGATGCCGTACAAGGCCAGGCCGATCTTGGCCGAGTTGAGGAAGGCCACCGCACCGAAGGTGGCGACGAAGATCAGCAGCAGCGGCTGCGTCTGGATCGCGGCTGACAGCCGCGCGAGAAAAGTCTTGGGCTCCACGCCATGCACTCCGAACGGGATGCTGCGACTTTGGTCGCGCGCGCGCGGGGTGTGGGATTGGCGTGTGCCAAATGCGTCAGCCGTTGTTGAACAGCTGGCCCTGCAATTTGGCCTGGTACAGCCGGCGTTGCTGCCGCAGGATGCGGTAGATGTGGGTCACGTCCAGACCGTAGCGGTCTGCCAGTTCCTCGTGGTTGGCGCCGGTGAACTCAAGGAATATCTGCTTGTCGCGCAGTGCGATACGCAGCGCATCGCCGCGCGGCAGATTGTAGGGCCTGCCGCCCAGGTAATCGCCGATCAGGATGCAGCGGTCGCGGGCGTCCAGTGACGCCTGATCGGCGCTCATGCCCCGGCGCAAATTGAACGCGCGGAGGATCTCGAACAGCTGGTGCAGCCGCTCCGGCCACTTGCGAAGGTCCACGTCGTCGCCGAGCTGATCGATCAGCTCCATCGGGTCGCACGTGAGTGCGTCAAACATCGTTGCTTGCTGCTGCGTCATGCCTCCCCCTGACAGCTCTTGGCACGCACGCTGGCAACGTAGGCATCCGCCTGTTGCCGGGTCATGCCTCCGAACTCCATCTGCTGGTTCACCCAGCTGATGGCAATAGCAACCGGATCATCCGCCTTTGCTGTCTCAGCGCGTGAGACACGGCGGCCGGCGCGTGCGTTCTCTTCGCGCTGGCGTTCGGCCTGGGCGTCTGCGCTGTCGGCCAGGCCGAACACCACCGCGCGCAGGTAGTGGTGGTTGTGCAGTGGCCCGCTGGGCGGCGTGGCCAGCATCTGTTCGATGCCGGCCAGCCACATCGACGCCGACGCTGGCCGACGCACGCCAACACGCTCGTCGCGGCAGACCTCGCCGGCTTCCACCAGCGCGGCCAGCTCATCAATGAGCTTGACCGCGCGGCGCAGTTGCAGCCCGCGCTTGCCGGTACCGAACAGGCGCAGGTACGGGCCGATGACCTTGCCGATGCCCGGATCAAGCACGGCCACCCGCGCGATCGCGCGCTTGGCCTCGGGCTCGATGAGGAAGGCTTCGATATCGCCGGTGAAACCGCAACTGGGGCAGCAGCCGGGAAGCATCAGTGCACGTCCTCCGGGCGGAGCCGCGCGTGCAGTTGCAACGCGAGTTTGCCCAGGGCCAGGGCGCAGAACGTGTAGGCGTTCTGCTTGCTGGTGCCCAGGTACGCGGCGACCTCATCCAGCGATGCCACCGGCTCCAAGTGTTTGCCCAGCGCCGAGCCGATGCGATAGCGCGTGGTCCAGCTCGGGGCGGTGCCCGGCTGAACCTTGGCGATCAGTGGCGCGACTTCCGTGGCCATGGTCAGTTCACCTGCGGGGCGTCCGCCCCGGCGTCATCCGGCGTTTTCTCGACGCGCTCAACGGTGACCCGCCAGTCGCCCGCAGGTTCGCCGTCCACCTCGAAATTCTCGAAGGTGAATTCAGCCTGCGCCGCGCCGAGCTTATGCAGAGCGCCGGCCAGCAGGAATGCGCATACCTGATAGATCGATCGATCTTCTTTGTTGCAGATCCGCTGAAGCGCCGCCGCCGTTGCCTCAATCTGCGCTTGCTCCTCGCCCCATTCTTCGTCGAACTGCATGGCCGCTCGGCCCTGTACACGGCCTTCGTCCAGGCCGGCATGCCACGCGGCCTGTTCTTCCGGGGTGATAGCGGTGTTGTGGCTGTTCATGGGGTGGTCTCCTGTAGGGATTGAATCTGCGCACCCAGCGCATCGCGTACCCGCTCCAATGCGGGGATGGAACGGCGCCAGTTCTTGGGCGCGCGGATGTCGTCGTCGGTGAGCCCGAGCGTGGCTTGCATGCTGTTGATGGCGGCGCCCAGGTCGCGCTTGCGCTGCTCGTAGTGCAAGGCGCTGAGAACGGCCACCAGTTGGTTGCGGCCGCGCAGCCACGCACACCGCTGGATGCCGAACATCCGCTTGGCGATGGCATCGGCATACGACCAGGGCAACTTCATGTCGGCCAGCTGCGCCTCGATCTTCGTGATCTCCGCGTGCAGGTGGTCGAAGTTGTGCGGTGTGCCCGGGTAGTGGGCGGGCTTGCGCGCACCCGGCTTGCCCGCGCCCAGGCGCCGCATTTCGTGGATTACGGCAGCGCGGCCGGCGTCGTCCAGATCGCCCGCGCTGCGGTGGCCGGTGATGCGCTGGATCAGATCCCGGCGCGTGTCCTCGTCCAGCTGGAGTTGCTTGGCGCCAGCGTGGATCGCAGCCAGATCGCGCCGGCGCCGCTCGCCGGGAAGCATGACGTGGTGGCGGGCCATCAGCGTTCCTCCCGAGTGGACAAGGGGCCGAGACGCTCCCGGTGCCCGTCTGGGTAGAGCAACGCAAAGCGGGTGCCAGGCGCCGCCACTGTCAAACGCGCAGCGGCTTCGATCACGGCGGTCTCGGCCTCGGCGGTTTCGTCGAACAGCAGCACGTTGCGCCAGCTGCCCAGCATGTTCACCTGGAGCTTCACTTTGTCCACGTCCGCGCTCATGGCTGCCTCCGCGTCGGAACGGCGGTCATGCCCCGCGCCGGGGCGCTGATGACGCGCATCAGGTACAGCTCCCGCCGGAGGTCTTCCAGCGCCTGAAGTTGTTTGAGCGTCAGGCGGCGTTGCTCGGCGGCGCCACCGGGCTCGAAGGCGGCGGCCCACAGCAGGGCCAGCACCAGCACACTGAAGGGCACTGCGGCCGGCGCAAACCCGAACACGGCGGCCAGCAGCGCATAGACCAGAATCAACAAGGCCAAGACGCCCTTCATGGCCGCACCCCCGCCGCGTCTACAGATGCGATGTCCAGGCTGATCGGGCGGTACTGGCCCTTATCGTCGCGCTCGTACAGCCGCAGATAGGTCTTGCTGCCCATCACTTGCACGGCTTCGCCAATCGCCTGCATTGCGGACAGCCAGCGCTCGTCTTCAATGCTCAAGCGGCGCAAGCCCAGCACGCTGCCGGTGCGGATATTGCCGGAGCCGTCGACCCTGAAGGCGTCCTGTACCAGCACGGCAATCTCTGACCGCGCGCCTTCGGTCCACTCGCGCAGGCACTCGTCGAAAATGATGGTTTCGGCGATGGCGCGCTGCACCTTGTACTTGCCGTCGTACGACAGCAGGGTCACGTTCCCCTTCGCGCCGCCCAGCCGCGCGTTGTATTGCTCGGCGCTCAACTCCACGAACGCCTGGATATCGGCGAACGCTTGGGAGCGGAACTCGGTCAGCAGCTCGCGGATGGGCAGCGCGCGGCCCACCAGGGACCGCACCAGCTCATCCCGCAGCCGGTCGATGGGCCGGACCTGATCCTCCGGAATCAAGCGGCCTTGTGCGTCTTGCCAGTAGCCTTGCGGCGCGGTGTCTTTGCTCATTTGTCGATCTCCAGGGCAGAACGGTGGATGTCGTAGTGGATGTCGCCGAACGCCTCGGCAACGCATGGCGCCGGCTCGTCATCGAGCCCGGCAACGGTGTCCTCGGTGGCGGCGAGGTTTTTGCGGATGCAGCGCAGGTAGTGAAGGCGGACTTCCGGCGAGAGCCGCACCTGATCGCGCAGGCGGTGGATGGCCTGCACCGCGCCCAGCACGTCGGCGGCGGCCTGGTCGTGGTCGGCGCTGTCCTGGGCGGCGGCGCGAAGCGGGGTGTTACGCATGGCGGTGGCCCTCCGGTTCGTTGGCGCGCGCCACCAGCAGCAGGTCACGGCGCGCCAGTGCCTCCAGTTGGTGCACGCGCTGATAGGTGACGCCCAGGTCTTTCGCGATGGCGCGCAGCGGCTCGCCGGCATTCCGGCGGCGCAGGATCAGAGCGAGGCGTTCGGGATCGGATTTCATCGCGCGCCCTCCTGCAAATCGCTCACGGCAACAAATGCGAAGAACTCCGCCTCGCAGCTGTAACAGGTGAGGATCAGCTCGATCCTCGCTTTCCCCTCGGGGTCCTGCTGCGCGGGTACGCCTGGCCCCAGCATGGGGTCGGCATCGCCCAGGTCTTCGCCGCAGGTCGGGCACGGTGGCCACGGCGGGAGTTTGCTATCACTCATCGTCAGACCCTCCGCACCAGATCAGCGGACACCGACGGTGCGCCCAGATCGGCAGCGGCGTTGAGTGCCAGGCCGATCAGGTTGTGGATCGCCTGCGGGTACAGCAGGGATTGCGTGCCGGTTTCGGACAGACGGGTGTGGATCGCATCCAGCGCCCGGGCGTCCATCAGCTTGTCCAGCTCCAGGCCGGCCAGTTGGAAGCGGTGCCGCAGGTACGGCTCAAGGTCCTTGCCCAGCGGGTAGACGTGCACCAGCTCGGTGCGCTGCACCACCTCGCGCACCTGCGGGTCGCTCTCGGACAGCTTGGCTTCCAGTTCCTGCTGACCAAACAGCACCACGCCGATCAGCGCGCGCAGGCCGTCGCGCAGCTCGGTGAATCGACGCAGGTGGCGCAGCGTGGGCTTGGGCACGCTGTGCGCTTCTTCGATCATGATCAGGTGGCGGTTGCCGGCGCGGGCGCTCTCACGCAGTGCGCGGTGAAGTTGCGCGAAGCGCGTCTCCGTGTCGCCGCTCAGGCGGGATGCCGGCGACACCTCACGCCAGATGGCGCTGGCGATGTGCTGTGCGCGCAGCGGCACGCCGGTGGCGTCGCTCTCGGCCATCGCGATCACATAGGGCTCGATCACGATCACCTGGCTGTGGTCTTCGCGCAGCTGCTCGATGACCGCACCGCGAATCGTGCTTTTGCCTGACCCGCTCTGGCCGACAACGGCGAGCATGCCGCCGTGCTTGGCCTTGTCCAGTACGCTCTCGCGCACGTAGCGGTACATCGGGCTGAAGAACACCTCGCCGAGCGACTGCGGATCGCTGAACGGGTCGCGGGTGATGCCAAAGTGCCGGCGGGCGGCTTCGGAAATGGGGGTCTTGCGCAGTACCATGTCTTCGTCTCCTTGGGTTTCAGCTGGGGTGACAACCGGCCTCGGGGCGTTGCTGCGCTCCGGGGCCTTCTTGGTTTCAGGGGGCAGGCCGTTGCTGGCCAGCCAGGTGGTGAGGCGCTCATGCAGGCGGCGCCCGGTGCGTACCGGCCAGCGGCCGTGATTGATGACGCGCGACAAGACGCTGCGGTCCACATTGCAGGCGCGCGCCAGATCGGCGGTGGTATGGCCTTGCGCATCCATCCAGGCGCGCAGGTCTGGCGGCAATGTCAGGCTCACGATGCACCCCCGCCCACCGCGCGCAGGCCGCCGCGCAGCAGCTGCACCGCGCAATCGTCCAGTTGGTCTTCGGTCACACCCTCGGGCCAGCGCTCGGCCATGCGGGCGTACAGCTCGGCCGTCCACTCGCCGCCACGTGCCGTGACGCGGCGGCGCAGCGCCATCGCCATTTCGGTGTGATCGAGCAGCGGTGCCTCGTAATGCGGCTGGATGCTGGGCACGTCCGGGCGCGGAGCGATGACGGTGGGGGCCTGCACATCCAGAGGCGTACCGGCACGCGGCAGCGCCGGAGGGATGTTGGCCGTAGTCCACGGCAGCGTTGGGTCTACCTCGCCACCAAACGCCACACGCTTGGCCTTCCGGTTTGCCGCTGCCTGGTCGTCGGTTTCGGCCTGCATCGCCAGCCGTTCGATTTCGCGGCGCACCTTGTCCGCCGGCGTCTCCGGCTTGCTGGCGAACTCTTCTCCCGCCCGCGCGGCGGTCTTGGGGAAACCCCACTCGTTCAATTCGACGCGGGGCGCCAGGTAATGCCCCGGCTGGCCGTCACCACCGGTGACCTGCACGCGCACGCTGTCCGGGTCGTAGGCGTTGACCGATACCTGCACCGTGGCGCCGTTGAGCACGCCCGGCATCTGCGATACGTCCCACACAGCGGAGCGGAACCTGATCCGCAAGTCGCGCACCTTGCACGCCTTCGGCGCGCTGGTGGCCAGTTCGCGGAGCACCTTCACCGGCGGCGCCGGTCGCAGCTGTTCCGGCGTGATGCGCAACCATCCGTCACGGCGCGACATGCCAGTGCGGCTGTGGACGCGGGTGGCGTTGTACCAGCGGCACCACTGTGTCGCCAGGCGGTTCATCTCTTCGATGCTCAGCACCGGCTTGCGAAGCTTCAGCGGCGCCTCAAACGTGGACTCGGTCAGGTTGTGGCTTTGCTCACCCGAACCGATAGCGCGTGGATTGCCGGCGGCATGCGCCCAGTACTCCACCGCAAGCGCGCTGAGGAAGGCTTCCACCAACGCCGACAGGCTGCCCTTGTCCATCCACACCATGGCCGGCACCCCGTGCATGGCGATGCCCTCGCACGGCGTCATGGCATGGATCAGCGCCGAGACCACACCAAGCGAAGACTCGCTGCCCTGCACGTAGAACAGGCGGATGTGGCCGGAGCAGTGATCCACCACGGTGTAGCGGATCAGCCGCCGGTCGTTGATGCGGATGAAGTTGGCCGGCTTGCCCCGGTAGTAGACCGAGGCGTCCATCACCTCGGTGCCGCTGTCGGCGAGGTAGTACTGCCGGCTGACCGAGGCATCGATCTGCCACAGATGGTTCGGATGCGCGCTGGCGATGCTTACCGCCGCCGTGGGCTGGGCCAGTTGCTCGGGGTGGCAGCTGTAGCTGGCCATCGCGCGGCGGATGGCAGACAGCGACAGCGGCAGGAACTCCCCGGTGGTTTCATCGACGCGGCCGGCCTGCACGGTACCGTTGCGGCGCAAGATGTCCACGGCCCGCTCCAGGGCAAGCTCGCCGGTATCGGTTTGCCGGCGGGTTTCAATCACCGTGGCGGCGATCAGCAGCGCTTCGTCGCGGCTCAACGCATGCCGGCCAGCGTCGGAACGGCGCTTGCGGGGCTTGCCGGGGGCCACGGCCTTGAGCCGCTTGATCAACGTCGCCACGGAAATGCCCAGGCGCTGCGCCGCCGCCGCGTAGACGGCTGTCTTGCCGCCGTGCTCAGCCGCATCGGCGGCGCGGGCAACAGCAGCCAGCTCCTCGATCATTGCGGGGGAGAGACCGGCGGACATGCTCAGCCCTCCATCCAATCCGGCGCGCCGTGATCGTTGGCGATGGGCAGGCCGAAGTGATCGCGCACCCGGCGCAACTCGCCCAGCAGCTCACCGATCAGCGCGGCGGCAAACTGGTCCTGCCCGTCTTCGATCCCTTCGCTCGCCGCGTGTGCGCGCAGATCGGCAATGCGGGACATCAGGCTATCGACCCCGTCGCCCTGCGCGCTGATATCCGCCTGCGCCTGCAGCGCGGCCGCAGTGGCGCGCCGGCGCAGCTCCAGCGATGTCTCGCCCGGCGTGGCCCGGTTGCGTTCGCGCCTGGCCTTCGACAATTCCCGTTGCAGCTGCTCAATCTCCCGCTCGCGCTTGGCGCTGCGGTCGTCCTTTGACGCGATGGTTTCCAGCAAGTCGAGCTTTTGCCTTTCGAGCTCCGCTCTCTCCTTTGCGTGGGCGCCGATCATGTCTTCGGCCAATTCGAGGACAGCGTCCTTGTTGCCCGCTTTGGCAAGCGCCACGAGTGCATCAGCGTCATCGGCTGGCAAGCCCGCACGGCGCAGCTCGCGCATCTTTCCGGGGCCAACGCCGAGCGTGCGCAGCGCGTCGAAGCATTCCGCGCCAAGCTTTTCGTAGTTGAGCAAATCGTTGTCGATGGTCTCCCGCGACCGGCCCTCTACGTGGACGCAGTAGTCCGACCAGTTGGTCACCGTTACCAGTTCCCCGGCGGGCGTCTTTACCCTGACCCCTTTGTATTTATTGGATTCCTTGATCTGCTTGAGGTCTTCCAGGTCGGTAACGGTGAGCAGTTTTTGCAGCGAATCGAATACCTGTTTGCGCCCCTGGCGCTGGCCGATCAGCAATGTCGCCTCGCGCTCGTCATCGGCGAATGCGTCAACTGCCGCGTGGAGAGCGGCCTCCACCTCGGCAATCTCCGGCGGCGTCTTGCCCACCACTTGGATATCCGTGCCCGGCTCTGCGGCCGGAAGCTTTCTGCGACCAGCCATCACGCGGCCTCCTCTTCCGCCAGATGGCTTGAGAGTTCTTCCGCAGTGGCGACAGTCAGCGTGCCCCCGTGGGCAACAAGCTCGGCATGGATACGCCGCAGCAAGCCGTGCTCGTATTCCTGCATCCGCGCCATCAGCTCCAGCAAGCGGATGCCCCGCGTGGCGCCTTCCTTCGCACTCAGCAATGCCGCGCTTGCCGGGGGGAGGTGCACTTCGTTTCGATTGTTCGTCTTCATGGGTTCGTTACCTAATTAGGGGCTACGGCTGTAGCGGTGGGTGAAGTCGTCCAGGCGCTGCTGGAGCTGCGCCAGCTCGGCCTGGTGGGCAATGGCGATCCGGACGATGCGCGGGGACAGGCGCCAGTTTTCGTCGCTGCCGGGGATGCGCTCCGTGAGGCCGAGCGATTCGAGTGCGCGCAAGTCGCGCAGAGTGGTGCTGGGTGATTGCTTCACCAGGTCGGCCACCTGGCCGAGCCGGAGACCTGAGTAGGTCTGGCCGGAAAGCGCCTGGATCACGCCCCAGGCTCTGGAGACAGAGGCGGTGGGTGCGCTCATGCAGCGGCCCTCAGCTTTGCCGCCTTGATGATCTGGTCGCGCAGCTCGCGCGCCTTGGGGCCGTCCCAGTTGCCGTAGAGCGTCTGCCTGGCTGCGCTGATATGGACGCCCTTGGTTCTGCACCATGCGGTCAGCGTGGTGTTCTGGAGGATGAAGCCGGTGCGAACCTGATTCATCAGATCGCGGCCGGGTGGTGCGTGGTGTGCCATGACGTATCCTTGCGGTGAGATGTAAACCGGCGGAAAGGATCATTGCTCAAATAATTGAGCAATGCAATAGGCGACGATCAAAATTATGAGCACACCAGGAAGCCGGCTCCGCGAGGAAGTCGAAGCCAAGGGCGTAAGCAATCTGGCCCGCACGCTGGGCATAGCCAGGAACACGCTCTACAACTGGAGCGAAAAGGGGAACGTGCCCTTGGACAAGCTCTTCGCCTTAGGCGAGGCGGGTGTCGACGTGACCTATGTCCTGAGCGGTATCAGGGCTTCACCGGCAATTGCCGCCCAAGCCGAATTCATGATTCGAGCGGCGCGCATGCAGGAGCCCGATGGCGCGGGGCCGCTGCACGACATGCTGCCCGAGGCATTGGCAGCAATGGGCGAACACGCCGCGCAGCGGATGCCGCGCCTTGAGCCGATCATCGCGCGGCTATCGACTTGCGGCGACGAAGACTTCGCCCTCGTTGAAGCCATGCTCGCGCGCATCTTTGGCGATACCGCCGCACCACAGCAGAAGTGAAAATGGGAGCCACACGTCATGACCACAGGGGGGATAAATGGCCACGAACTTTGACCGCCAATCGCTGCGCGCGTTGGCAGAGCGGGACAATGAGGAGATGCAGGCGTGCATCAACGCTGGCGGCAACCCTTACCAGCTTTCCCTAGATCAGACGGACCGCTTTGAGGCATCGATTCAGCACCTGCCGGAGGCGGAAGCAACCGCAGCACGTGAACTGATGGCGCAGGAAGTACAGGCGATAACTTCCGCCAACGAAGCCCGCGCGGCACAGCTTCAAGTCAAAGCCGCCGAGATGAGAGTGAAGGCGATAGAGCAATCGGCGGGCAAGCCCTGGCAACACGTCGTTCTGACAATCATATTGATCTTGGGGGCCTACGCGTTCATCCAGAACCGGCTGGGGTGATGCCCTTAAAGCCGGGCGCTGAAGACTGATCATCAATCACAGGGGAAGACCATGAGCAGCGAACGAATCACCCAAATAAACATGCGCCTGGAAGAGATAGCCACACTCACCGGGCGTATAGCTGTCGAGCAGGATGGTCAAAAGAATACGCACGAGGGAGATGCCGAAATTGCGAAACTTCTCAGAGAGCAAGAGCAACTCATAGAGGAGTTGGGCCGGCTGGTGGACGAAACGCCTCGCTCCCGCCTTTGGCGCGCCATCAATGACGCGCACCCCGTGCCGCTCGGCAATCTCTACGCTCCCGATTTTGGCCTGCGCGATCTCGATGAGCTGGTGGCCATGCTGGATGATCTTCGTGCCGATGGGCTAGTCGATTACCGAATGGCCAGCTTCACTGGCTATGACCGCGTTCGTGAGGCATGGCTTCTAACGTAGTTACATCTTTTCCCTCAGCCGCGCGACGGCGCGCGCCACGGCAACGTCGACTCCGGCAGTGCCTGTTATTTCCATCGGCGTGAGCACGGGCACGATGGGCAGGCCTGGCAGTGCCCCGCTGTTGTGCGGGTGCAGGGCCACGGCGGCATAGCGCCCGCGCCTGCCCTGCGTGGTGTGATAGGCGAACTCGATGTGGCCGATGGTGGCTCCATCCGGGCCGGCCAGGGGCATCAGGAACATCCGGGGCAGCCCCGTGGCAAGGGTTCTGCTCGATAGCATCGCCTCCAGCAACAGCGCCGGGTTTTCAACGCGCTGGATATAGCCGAAGAACAGGCCATCACCGACGGCGGGGCTGTCGGGTGCTTCTGTGTCCGCGTGGACGTGGGTGGTTGCATTGCTCACGTGTTTCTCCTGATTTTCGATTGGCCGGCCAAGCGGCCCTGTGCGGCCCAGACGCCCCCGGGCCGCACCGCTGGCCCATAAAAGGGGCCGCCCGGCGCGCTTAGGAGCGTTTGCACGCGTTTGCACGCTACGCGGGCGCGTACCCTCACCCTGACGCGGCGTCGCCGCGTCATTTTCCATCCCCATCCGGTGCAAAAGGATTGGCGCGCGCCAATCCCATAGGTCGCGCGTGGGCAAGTGAAATGTGGCCCATGAACCGCATTGCACTCTGCTTCGAACTTCCCGACATCAGCGACCGGTTGAACAACACGGAGCTGGGCGAAGTCCAGCTGATCCCCGCGCCGGATGCCGACGGCCGCGTCACCGGCCGCGATGGCCGCTCCTGGTTGTGGGATGACGCCGCGCGTGCCGAGTTGCAGCGCCAGTTCGCCGCGCGTGGCCTGGCAATCGTCATCGATCGGGAGCACGCCACCGAGCTGCGCGCCCCGGAAGGTGAGGAAGCACCCGCCGCCGGCTGGGTCACCGAGCTGGACATCCGCGCCGATGGATCGGCGTGGGGCCGCACTGACTGGACCCCACGCGGCGCCGAGCAGGTGCGCAACCGCGAGTACCGCTACCTCTCCCCCGTTTTCGATTACGACCCGCAGTCCGGCCGGATTGCGCGGCTCGTCTCTGTCGGCCTGGTCAACAAGCCGAACCTGCGCCTGCCGGCGCTCAACCGTGAGGACCCCACCGTGAAGCTATCTGCTGCGCTTGCGGCAGCCCTTGGGCTGTCTGCCGAAACCGCCACCGAAGCCGAGGGCGTGGCCGCCATCGGCGCGTTGAAGACCGACCTGGCCACCGCCCGCAACGCGGAGACGCCGAGCCTGGAGCGCTTCGTTCCGCGTACGGATTACGACGCCGTCCTCGCCCGCGCCAACAACGCCGAGCAGCAGCTGCGCGACGCCGCCGCCGCCTCGCACCAGGCCGCCGTCGACAGCGAAATCGACTCCGCGCTGAAGGCCGGAAAGATCACCCCGGCTGCCGTGGAATACCACCGCGCCAGCTGCGCCGACCAGGAAGGCCTGGAGCGCTTCCGCGCCTTTGTGCAGGCGTCGCCCGTGATTGCTCCGGATGCCGTTTCGCCGGCGGCCAAGCCGGGCACCGCCACCGCCTTGAATGCCGACGAGCAGCGTGTTGCCGAGCTGTGCGGCATCCCCGCCGAGCAGTACGCCGCCGAGCGCGACGCACTGCGCCCCGCTTCGGCCTGACCGCTACCAACCAGGAGCCCAGACATGGCACTGACTGCACCCCGCAACACCCCGCGCCAGGACGCGCCGCTGTTGAGCGTCACCGCCTCGGCCACGTGCCACGGCGGCGGCATGGTCTCGCTTCTCACCGCCACCGGCTTGGCGGTGCCCTCCGGCACCGCCAGCAGCGGCCGCGCTGTAGGCGTTGCCGAGCGCAGCGCCGCCAGCGGCGAAACCTTCGACGTGCGCATCGGCCGCTTCCGCTTCAACAACTCGGCCGACGCCGACGCCATCGCCAAGAAGGACATCGGCGCCACGGCCTACATCGTCGATGACGAAACCGTCGCACTGCTGGCCACCGGTGGCCGCGCAATTGCCGGCGTCATCAGTGATGTCGACAGCGTAGGCGTGTGGGTCACCGTCGGCGCCGGCGCCGTCGGCCCGCAAGGCCCGCAGGGTACCCCGGGTTAACCACCCGGCCTCGCCAACACCACTCACCGCCACGCCCTGGAGGCAACATGCACATCAACCACGCCAACCTTTCCTCGCTGTTCGTAGCGTTTTCGGCCGCGTTCAAGGGCGGGCTGAACAGCGTTCCCACGCCCCAGCACCAGCTGGTCGCCACTACGGTGCCCAGCACCACCAAAGCCAATGAGTACGGCTGGATGGGCAGCATCCCCCGTATGCGCGAGTGGCTTGGCTCCCGTGTTGTCCACGGCATCAAGAGCCACGGCTACAGCGTCAAGAACCTGCCGTTCGAGCTGACCGTCGCTGTCGACCGCGACGACATCGAAGACGACAACCTGGGCATCTACACCCCGCTGATGACCGAGTTGGGCGCGGCGGCCGCAACGCACCCGGACGAGTTGGTCTATGGGCTGCTTGGGCGGGGCCACGAAACCAAGTGCTACGACGGGCAGTACTTCTTCGACACCGACCACCCGGTGCTGGACGCTGACGGCAAGAAAACCACCCAGAGCAACCTGGACAACAACAGCGGCAACGGCACGCGCTGGTACCTGCTGGATTGCTCGCGCACGCTCAAGCCGCTGATCTACCAGACGCGCAAGGAACCCAAGTTCGTCGCCAAGACGGCCGAGACCGACGACAACGTGTTCAACGCCAAGGAGTACATCTACGGCGTGGATTGCCGCCGCAACGCCGGCTTCGGCCTCTGGCAGCAGGCCTATTGCTCGCGCAAGGGCCTGGACAAGGACAACCTGCAGGCGGCGATCACCGCGCTGGAAACCCGCACCGGCGATCACGGCAAGCCGCTGGGCATGAAGGCCACGCACCTGGTGGTGCCGTCCTCGCTCAAGTGGAAGGCCATTGAGCTGCTGACACCGCAGCGCAACGCGGCCGGCGCCGACAACGTGATGAAGGATGTTGTCGAGTTGATCGTCCCGAGCTGGCTGTCCTGACGTGGCCGGCGCCAAGACCATCCATGTCGCATCCCGCGCGCCTAGCTTCTGGCGCGCGGGCATCAAGTTCACGCGGGCGGGCGTGGACGTGGATGCCACCCAGCTCACCGCCGAGCAGCTCGATGCGATCCGAGCCGAGCCTGCCCTGATCGTTACCGAGACAACCCCCGCGAAGAGCGGGCGTTCTGGTGGCACCGATCCGTCCGGCAAGGATGCCGGCGGCGGTGCCACACCTCAGGCGCCCAAGAAGGAAGACCCGGCTGGCAACACGACGCAGCCGGGTGCGGGCAAGAGCGCGGCCAAGGCGCCCGCCAAGGCTGCGGCGAAGAAGGCGGCGCGCTGATGTATTGCACCCCGGCCCAGCTTGCCGATAGCGATGTGCGCGCGCAGCAGCTCGCGCTGCTGTTCGGCATCGACCAGGCGCTTTTGGTTGCCACCGTCACGGGTGCGCCCCGCGACGCGTGGGGGCCGGACGAGATTGCCCTGGCCGATGCCGCGCTGGCATCGATGCAGGCCGAGCTGGAGCGCGCCACCGGCGAAGCCGACGCACGCCTGGCGCGGCGTGGCTACACCTTGCCGGCTGACCCGGTGCGCTTCCCCGTGCTGGTGGTGTGGACGCGTGCCATCGCGCGCTATCACCTCAACGCAGAACGCGAAGGCGATAACGCCAACGTGGTGGATGGCCGGATAGAGCGTGACTACCTCGACGCACGCCAGGCGCTGGACCTGATCGCTGCCGGCAAGCTGAGCCTGGGCGCGGGCGATCCGCTTGCCGTGCCGGGCGAAGGCGCGCATGCCGGCGCCATCCGCATCACCAGCCAGCCGCGCATGTTCAACCGCCGCACTCTGGGGGGCTTCTGATGAGCCTGCCCGTGTTCCCGCTGGCCGCTGTGCTTGAGCGCCTGCGCGCCAAAGTGCCGGAGCTGCGCAGCGTGGACGGCGCCGCCGGATTGCTGGCGGCGGAAAAGCAGCTGCCGGTGCGCATGCCGGCGGCGTACGTCATCGCCAGCGAGAAGGGCCACCCCGCAAAGGGCTTTTCCGGTGGCGGTCTGGTGCAGGACGTGGATGTGGCGCTGGTGGTGGTGCTTTACGTCAGCAACGCCGCCAGGGCCAACACCGGCAGCGCCGCCCAGGCCGATCTGGACAGGCTCACCGGCAAGGTGCGCGCCGCCCTCGTCAACTGGAAGCCGATGCAGCACAGCGGCGGTACCGCGCTCCACTTCCTCGCCTCCGACGGCGAAGCATTCCAGGCCGGCGCGGTGCAGGGGCAGAGCGCGTTCGGGTGCACTTATCGGATTTCCCAGGGAGCCAATCCATGAAGTCACAGATGCCATTCGCGCCGCGCGGCGGCTGCTTTGTTCTCGACGGTGATGCGCTGGTGCCACAGGGAATCAAACCCTCCGGCAGCGTGCGGATTGCGGGGGCATTCACGGTTGCGACGCGCGAGGCCATCGCGGTGCCCGCTGACGGCGGCGCATCACCGCCGCTGGCCGGCGATGGCACGGGCGAGGCGCTGCCAGAAGCCACGCCGCCGGATGACGGCTGCGGCGCATGCGCCGACGGCTGCGAGCAATCACCCGACGGCTGCAAGGTGCAGTCCGAATCCCCGCCCATTGATGCACCGGCACCGCGCCGTCGCCGTCGCAAGTAACCCACCCACCAGGAGAGCGCCACCATGCCGCAACCCAATCTTGAACGCTTCAACCAGCGCGCCATCGTTGTCGGCGATGCTGGCACCCCACTGAATCGCAACCTGCACGGCTTGCAGCTGCTCAACGGCAGCAGCCAGAAGCAGGCCGACGCAGTCACCCGTGAGCTGGACCGCCCGTACCTGGGCGCCAGCCCGCAGGCCATGACCAACTTCCGCGCCAGCATCAACGGCACGCTGGAGCTGCGCCCGCCGCAGGATCCCGGTCACGCCACGCGCGGCATCCCGCCGACGGACTACGCGCTGCGCCCGTGCGGCCTCGCACGCACGCTGGCCGCAGTGCTGGGCACCACGCGCTACAACGTCATCAGCAGCGGCTTCACCACCGCTGATGCCAACTGGTGGCACGCGGGCACCTATCTGGAAGTGCGCGATGCCGCCGGTGATCTGTCCAACCTCAAGATGGAAATCGGCACCGCCTTCACCGCCACGCTGGCGCTGACCGGCGTCTACGACGAACTGGCCGAAGACGCGCTGCCCGGCGACATCAACATGGCTGCGTTCGAAGGCTCGCCCACGATTGCCGAGCCTGAGAACACCGTGATGATCATCGAGACGGCGGAAACCGCCGATATCGTCGGTCTGCACGTGTGGGGCAAGAGCCTGGACGTCAGCCTCGGCCACGCCGTGGGGGTGAAGCGCTACACCGAGAAGCGCCTGTCCGGCATCACCGGCCGCGACGGCAGCTACACCGCCGTATTTGCCAAGACCGACTTCACCGAGTTCAACCCGGATGAGTACATGCGCAACCGCAAGGTGCTGCGCTTGACCTTCCTGCTGCGTGAGCCGGACGGCCGGTACAGCCTGCTCGGCTGCCTGGGCCAGGTGGACAGCTATCAGGAACAGGATGTCGAAGGCGACCTCTGCTACCAGATCCAGGGCAAGTGCACCCCGATCGGCGCGCAGGGCAATAACGAGGTGTGGGTGGACTTCGGCTACGACGGCTTCTCGATCCGTGGTGCGCTGGCCGCCGGGCAGGAAACGGTGGTCTACGACGACGGCGACGGGCTGTCCACGATCAACGCCACCGGCTCGGTGACCTATGCGCTCGCCGCCGGCTCGGTTTTGCCCGCCGGCCTGACGCTGGCGCCCAGCACCGGCGAGATCACCGGCACGCCGGATGCCGGCACCGCCGGAACGCACGTGCTGACCATCGTGGCTACTGACTCGGCCACGCCGACGCCCAACGTCGCGCGCCGCGATTTTGACCTTGTGATTGCACCGTAACGGTTTCGGCCCGCTTCCCTCAGGGCCGGGCGGGGCTGCGTGCGCTCGACGCGCAGCCCCGCAACTTTCGAGCATCGAGCAGGAGAACAAACACATGAGCGAGAGCAACGGCTTTGCCATCAGCCTGATTGAAGACCCGACCTTCACCACCAAGGTGCCGGTGAAGATCCCCGGTGACGGCGTGGACGTCTGGCGCAACATCGAGTTCAGCGCGAAGTTCCGCGTGATGAGCGAGACCGAGCAGGAAGACCTGCCCGTCGGTATCACCACCCGCGATTTTCTGCGGCGCGTGCTGCTGAGCGTTGACGGCATCCCCGGCGCCACGACCAAGGACGGCGAAGAGCTGAGCCCGGTCGATGTGGTGATCCACAACCAGTTCACCAGCGATGCCGCGTTCACCATCTACAAGCTGCGCACGAGCCAGAACGGCCGCGACCTCAACTCCACCGAGGCCATGAAGAGCGCCACCAGCCGGGGAAACTCGTCGCGGTCGCGCGGGCGCTAGCCGGTAAGCGCCCGCCCAGGGACTGCATCTGGCGTTACACGCCGCCGGATGCAGGCCCGGACGGCCAGACATCAGACGAGGAGGCCGGCATCGATGGAACGCCCACCGTATCGACGACCGCTGAGTTTTTGCGGGGGGAGGGTTTACCGGAACGACCCGAAAACGCGGGCGTGGTCTGGATCGTGGTGCTGCCGTGGAACGCAGAGACGGTACGGGTATTTCGTCAATGCCAGCCAACGATCCTGGCTGGCTTCGGGGCATCCGCCTGGCTGGGGATATCCGCTGTCGAACTACGTGCGGCGCTGGCACTGGAGCGGGTACCGATGGGCCGGCGCGATGTGGTGATCGCCGGCGTGCGTGTGATGGAGCGGGTGACCCGCGAAGTGGAAAAGGAGGCGGCGGAGGAAAGAAGCAAGTCAGCGTCGAAGTGACACCGGTGTGGCCAGCCTCACCAGCAGATAGCGGAACAGCTGGGCGGCGATGAACAAGGCGGAGCCGCCGAACGCCACTACGAACCCGAGAAACACCACGCGCTGCATGTCCATCGCTGACCCTCCTGAGACCCGAGTATGGCCGATATAGACGTCAAGATTACCTTCTCCGCCGATGGCCGGGTGCTGGTCACCACCGCCGACCAGGGTAAGCAGGCAGTCACCGAACTCGGCACAGCGGTGGAAAGCGCCGGGGCGCAGGCGCGCGAAGGTTTCGAAGTGGCCGCTCGCGGCAGCGCGAACCTGAAGGCGGAGATGACGGAAGCCCGCCACACTGCTGTCGAACTGGCTGCGGCGGTGGGCGGCCTTGCCGCCGTCAAGGGCCTCGCGGTGAACTTCATCACCATGGCCGATGCCCAAGGGCAGCTCGAGGCGCGCATGCGCCGCGTGAGTGAAAGCGCGGATGAGCAGGCTGCCGTGATGACGCGGCTGGAGCAGATCGCCCTCAGCGCCCGCGTCTCCGTCAGTGATCTTGTCGAGATCTACGTGCGCAGCATCGATCCGCTGCGGCAGCTGGGCGGCAGCACCGCCGATGCGTTGGACATGACCGAGGCGCTGTCGCTGTCGATGGTGGTCTCTGCGACGGCGGCCGACCGCCGCGCGACCGCGATCGATGCACTGTCCAAGGTGATGCAGACCGGCATCGCGCGCACCGAGCAGTTCGAGAGCATCCTGACCAGCGCCCCACGCTTTGTGGAAGCACTCGAGGTAGCGCTGGGCAAGACCCGCGCGGAGCTGTACGAAATGGCCAGCGCCGGTGAGCTCACGGCGATGCAGATGGCCGAGGTGGGCGGCCAGCTGGGCCTGCTGCGGGCCGAAGTCGAGGACATGCCCAACACGGTGGAAGACGCCGCAACGACGTGGTCGGATGCATTCCAGAAGTGGGCGGGCTCCGCCAACGACGCCACCGGCGCAACGAACATCCTTGTAACCGCGATCGATGCCGCCAGCTCCAACATTGAGCACGTGATGATGGCCACGATCATCGGCGCGACAGCGGTGCTGGGCGTGTTGATATCCCAGGGCGCGAGCTGGGCCGTGGGCCTCGCGCAGCAGCAGCTCGCCACGCACAAGGCATCCATCGCGCTGAAGGAAAAGACAGCCGCCGCCGTAAGGGAGGCACAAGCCAGCCTGGCCGCCGCCCGCGCGTCCGTCGCCGATGCCGAGGCAAAGCACGCGCAAGCCATGCTGACCGGCGGCGCGGCGGCAGCCTCGGCGCAGCTGACAGCGGCCAAGCGCGCAGAAGCGGTCGCATCCGCCCAGGCCGCCGCCGCGTCCGATGCCGCCGGCGCTGCGGTTGTGAATACGACCAGCAAGGTATCCACCCTGATCGGCGTCATCACCGCCGCCGCGATCGGCTGGGAAATCGGCAGCTGGGCACGCGGCTTTGAGGCGGTGCGCGTGGCCGCTGACTGGTTTGTTGCCGCCGCCATGGTGGCTTATGAAACGCTCAGTGCCGGGTCGAAGGTGGGCGCCGAGGTGGTCCGCGCGGCGTGGGTGGGCGTCTTCAACTTCCTGCGCGAGCAGCTGGCGAACTTCACCGGCGCGCTGGCCAACACCTACGAACGCATGGCCCGGGTGCCGTCGCTGCGCGCCCTGGGCGTGGGCGACCTCGCCGAGCAGCTTCGCGAGGTAGAAGCGCGCGTCCGGCCAACGTCATCGGCATGGGAACGGCTCAGCGGTGTCATCAAGACCGCCGGCATGGAGCTGAAGGACTTTGCGGCTTTCATGCTTGACGCCGCCCGCACCGCTGAGGCCGGCCGCGCGGCCAGCGAGGCGCAAGCCGACGCGATCGAAGAGTTTGGCCGCACCGGTGTTGTATCCACCGCCAGCGTCGATGCCGCGCTGAAAAAGCTCACTGGCTCACTGGCCCAGCAAGACGGCCAGATGAAGGAACAGATCGCAACCTACGGCAAGGGCCGTACGGCTGCGGTCGAATATGCACGCGGCATCGAACTTGCGAAGGCCGCAACCATCGCCGACGACACCGCGCGCCAGCGCTATATCGACGGCGTGAACGCCGCCTTCGCGCCGCTGATCGCCAACGCCCAGGCGCTGGACACGCTGACAACCAGCCACCGCAACCGCCAGAAAGCATCCGAAGCCGATGCCAAGGCCGCCGCCGACTTCCTCGTCAAACTGCGCGAGGAAGCCGCCGCATACGGTCTGAGTGACGAGGCCAAGCGCCGCGCCACCGCCGCTGGGCTCGCGTTGAGCGACGCACAGCGGGCCGAGGCAAACACCCTGATGGACCTGATTGCAGGGCACCAGCGGCTGGCCGCCGCCCTGCGCCCGGCTTACGCCGCAGTCGACAATCTGGCCGGTGGCCACGCTGATCTTGATGATCAGCTTGCGCGCGGCCGTGACGCGCTGGCGGGCCTGTCTGCGGCGCAGATCGAATACAACGCCGCCCTGCGCGCACAGAACGCGCTGATCGCGCAAGCACAGGAGCTGGGGCCGCTCACCGCCGAGCAGCAAGCGGAGCATGAAGCGCGTTTGAAGAAGCTGGGCGAGCAGCTCGAACAGACCTTCGACCTGGACGCGCAAACCGAATCCGCCCGCGAGCTGGAATCCATCCTCTCGCGCTTCGACGACATCGGCATGAGCGGCCTGGTCCGCGATATCCGGCTCGTGGAAGAAGCACTCGAGCGCGGCGCAGATGCCGCCGGCAACGCCTTCTCCGACGAGCAAATCGCCCGAATGAAGGCAGCGCTGGCGGGTCTCAATCAGGATCTGGAAGCCCGCAACATCGAGCTGATGCAGCAGGGCGTGTCGAGCTTGCAGGCGATGGCCAAGGAAGGCACCGCTGCGTACACCGCGCTGGGCATCGCCCAAGACATCCTCGCCTACAAAGCGGCGGTGGCGGCGATCGCCAACCAGGGCGGCGGCGACCCGTATACCGCGTTCGCGCGCATCGCCGCGATGATCGGGACGATGGCCAGCATCGGCCTGCGCGTGGGCGGCCATGTGAACGGCATCGGCGGCAGCGCGGCTCAGCGCCAGGCTACGCAGGGCACCGGCACAGTGCTGGGTGACGCCAGCGCAAAGAGCGAGTCGATCGCGCGCGCTGTGGAGATCACTGCATCGGCAACGCAGCAGCTCGTCGGCATCAACCGGGGCATGTTGCATGCGCTGCAGAACATGGCGGCCGGCCTGTCCGGGGCGTCCACGTTGCTGACGCGCGGTGCCGGTGGTGCGGAGTTTGGCGATATCGGCCCGGTGCAGCACAACCTGCTCAACCGGATCGGCATCGGCCTCACCAACATCATCACCGGCGGCCTGTTCGGCAGCCTGATTGAGAGCGTCAGCACCACGATTCTCGGCGCCCGCAACAGGATCACCGACACGGGCATCCTGATCGGCGGCGGCCTGCTGTCCGAGCTGTTGCAGGGCATCACCGTGGGCGCCTATCAAGAGAGCCAGTCGCGCAGCTGGTGGTTCGGCAGCACGCGCACCAGCGAGCAGGTCCAGGACCTGGGCGATGACGTAGCCGTGCAGTTCCAACTCGTACTGAACAGCATCGCTGACGCGGTCCGCGCCGGCGCGGAAGCCCTCGGGCTGGACATGCAGGCCATCAACGCCGCGATCGCCGCGTTCGAAATCGAAGAAATCCGCATCAGCACCATGGACCTCTCGGCCGAGGAGGCACAGGCCGAGTTGGAGGCCGTGTTCAGCGCGATCTTCGATGACTTGGCCGGGCACGTGGTCCCCTTCGTTGCCCAGTTCCAGCGCGTCGGCGAAGGCCTCGGAGAGACGCTCGTGCGCGTGGCCACGTCGGTGCAAGTCACGCAGGAGGCCGTGCGGCAGCTTGGCATCTCGCTTGATGAGGCCGACCCGGAGCGTCTGGCGCAGATCAG